GTAGGGAGAGCTGAGCAGGATAGCATAAGAGAGACTATAATTAATGATTTGGAGAACTAAAATGAACGTATTCACTGGCCCTAATGACCTGTTACATGGTGATGAGCATTTAGAGGAACTAGAGGACTGGGAGCTGCGAGAGAGATTCTTTAATGCCCTGAGAGACCTAACAGAGGCAGCAGACACTGTAGAGAAACTGAAAAGCCCTAAATGGACTCCTTACCCTGAAGATATTGAGGCGCTACAGGACACTTTAGAGGAGCTGAAGTATTCTTTGAAGTAGAACTGCTAGTAGTTATTGCTACAGGAAGGCTGTTTTGTTACTATATAGTTCTGAGGGTAGCATAAATTTTAACAATCAACAAACGGGATTTAAAAAATGTTTAAGGAATATATGATGAGTGGGACAATGGACCCAGAAGTTCAGGCAGTGTTTAAAGCTGCTGCTGATATTAGCAATGGCGTATTCTCACTACAAGAGGCTGCAAAGTTCTACAAAGTACCAGCGCCTATTATTGTTCAGTTTATTGCTGAGAGTTCAGAATATGACATGGTGTTTAGCAAGGTGGGTGATTATGATTCTAACAACTAGAGATAAATTGGTGTTACAAGGTAAACGTGTTAGAGTGGTAGGGAGTTACAACATACCTGAAGAGAGAACGAACTACTGTAAACATCCAGAGCAAACAGACTGGACTAAGCCCTGCCCAATATGTAAGCGCAGGATACGTGTAATAGCTAAGAATATGGAGAGTAAAACAGCATGGTTATCTTAGGACGCAGTTTAACAATAGAGTACAGACTGGGCGTAGGCTTTGATCTGGAGTTCCCAGACAGCAGGCCAGTGTGGGTGTTTAACAGCTTTACAGACAACATAGAGGTAATGCCTTTTCAGGGTGTTATCATACATCTACCACTTTGCCTAGTCAGCTTTGGCAGAGTTTATGAGGAGATTTTTGAATGAGCAGCTTTTTAAAGAATGAGGAGAATAAATCTAGTCTTTTAGAGGATTTAACTGAAAAACTGGCAGTGGCTGAAGAAGCTTCTGCTGCTTGTGAACTACGCAACTATAACAAGTTGCAGTATAGTAACAGTGACGCTAGACACGCAGAGATAATAAAGGAGGCTATGCGTTTTGTCGAAGTTGATAGGGATTTTGAAATAGACTTACATCATGGAGTAGGACTTTTTATGGTTGCTAATAAGTTTATTATAGCGCCACGTACTCGAAAATGGAGAGTACAGGGAAAGGGAACTTGGTATCGCTATAAAAATCCTTCCCAGTTTATTAAGAAGTATGTGTTAAAAGAGAGGGATCAATGATGACTGAAGCAACCCATCAACCCTGCCCAGACTGTGGCAGTAGCGATGCGCTACAGGTGAACAAGAATAGCACCTATTGCCATAGCTGCGCCACATATACAAAGACTGAGGGTGGTTATCAGCCTGTAGAGATACCGTATGATGAACAACCTAAACCTAAACCCAGCTTTAGTGCTGTAGAGAATATGCTGACTACTGGTAAGTATCAGAGCATTGTATCCAGAGGACTCACCACCGCCACAGTGAAGCATTACGGCATCCTAGAGACTCCAGACAGAACTTATTTCAGCTATCACAACCCTGACAATGCTTTAGTGCCTATTGCGGCTAAAATACGGCTACCTGATAAGCAGCACAGCATTGTAGGAGACTGGAAAGGCGCTGGTCTATTCGGTCAGCATTTGTTCTCTGCTGGCTCTGCCAAGTATGTCACCATCACTGAGGGAGAGTTTGACGCTGCTGCAAGCTACCAGATGCAAGGGAGCAAGTACCCAGTAGTGTCAGTCTGTAATGGCGCTAGTGGCGCTCTAAAGGACTGTAAAGCAGCCTACGAGTGGCTAGACAGCTTCGATGCCATTGTCATCTCTATGGACTCTGATGAACCTGGACAGAAGGCTGCGAGAGAGATTGCAGAGCTGTTTGGCGGTAAGTCAGCTATTATGAAGAACCCACCAGAGTACAAGGATGCCTGCGACTACCTAGCCGCTAATGACTCCAAAGCCTACATTGCTGCCTTCTGGGGAGCAGAGAAGTTTGTACCTGATGGCATCATCAATGGCGCTAGTCTCTGGGATGAAGTGAACAGGCCAGTAGAGAAGTCTGCTGTAATGTATCCATGGGAGAGCCTGAACAAGCTAACCTATGGCATCAGAGAGGCAGAGCTAGTCACCATCACAGCAGGCTCTGGGCTAGGCAAGTCACAGTTTGTCAGAGAGATAGTGTGGCATATTCTCAAACACTCTGAGGATAACATAGGATTACTATTCCTAGAGGAGAATGCACGTAAGACTGCGCTGTCTCTGATGTCACTGGCGGTTAACAAGCCCTTGCACCTACCTGACGTAGAAAGCACTGAGGAGGAACGCTGGGAGGCTTTCGAGGCCACTATGGGCACTCAGAGGCTGTTTATGTTCGACCACTTCGGCTCCACCAGTATAGACAACATCATAGCTCGCTGCCGCTACATGGCTAAGGCGCTGGACACCAAGTACCTGTTCCTAGACCACGTTAGTATTGTTGTTTCTGCACAGAGCAATGGTGACGAGAGGAAGGCGCTGGACGAGATATGCACAAAGCTGCGTATGTTGGTTCAAGAGACTGGTATAACACTGTTTATGGTGAGCCACCTGAAGAGACCTGACGGCAAAGGCCACGAAGAAGGCGCTGCTAGTAGTCTGTCACAGCTCAGAGGCTCTGCATCCATTGCACAGCTCTCAGACATGGTGATAGGACTAGAGAGGAATGGCCAGGCTGAAGACCCAATAGAAAGGAATACTACCAATGTCAGAGTGCTGAAGAACCGCTTTTGTGGTACTACAGGGCCTGCTGGCGGGTTGTTGTTTGACCAGAAAACAGGTAGGATGGTAGAAGTTAAGGAAGAGGGTTTGTAATGAGATGCATAGCGTGTAACAAGAATTTATCGGACTTTGAGTCTACAAGGAAATCTGCTGAGAGTGGAGAGTTTTTAGATTTGTGCAATGATTGCTTCTTTTACACTGAGGATGACATTGCTACCATTGACAGAGATGATCTGAGAAGTGAATCTGACACAGTATTGGAGAGCCAAGAATATGAGCAAGATTGGAACTTGGGTAATGACAGTTCAGGAGAGTAAGGCTGAACTGAGCAGACTAAACCCTTTCGACAAACACAGTAATAAAGCAAACGCAGCGAGGCAGTATTATGTTGATTACGCTGGACATAGAAACAAACACCAGCCACGACACTATCTGGATAGTAGTAACTCAGGACGTTGAGACTGGTGAGATGCTAGAGCACTACTCTGCTGAGACTCTGGAGCCTCTGCTTCGTGACTCAGAAGTCGTTATTGGTCACAACATCATAGGCTTCGATGCGCCAGTGCTAGAGAAACAGTGGTCACTACAGATACCTACAGAGAAGCTAAAGGATACGCTAGTGCTCAGCAGGCTCTGGAACCCGTCTCTGGAGGGTGGACATAGCCTGGACTCTTGGGGCAAACGCTTTGGCGACCACAAGATAGACTTCCACGACTATGACGCTGGACTGTCTGATGAGATGGTGGAGTATTGCAGGCAGGACGTAGCACTCACCACAAGGCTGTACAAGCATTTAACAGACACACTGAAGCGAGAGGAGTTTAAACAGCAGTGCGTAGATTTAGAAGAGAAGGTGTACATCATTACGGCTCAGCAGGAGCGCAACGGCTTCATGCTAGACGTAGAAGCAGCTACCACACTCTGGCAAGACATAACACACAAGATGAGGACGATAACATCGGAGCTACAGAAGGTGTTCCCTCCGATAGTGGAGGAGAGGTGGTCAGAGAAGACAGGAAAGAGACTGAAGGACAAGGTGACTGAGTTTAACGTAGGCTCTCGTAAGCAGATTGCAGAGAGGCTAGAGGGTGTAGGTGTTAAGTTTAAGATACAGACTGAGAAGGGCGCTATCATTGTTAATGAGAAGGTGTTGGAAGGTATAGACATCCCTGAAGCTAAGATGATATACGAATATCTAATGCTACAGAAACGTGCATCACAGATAGACTCTTGGTTAACTCACGAGAAGGACGGCAGGGTACATGGTAGGGTGATTACCAATGGCGCTGTAACAGGCCGTATGACACACCACAGCCCTAACCTAGCTCAAGTGCCTTCTGTGTCTGCACCGTATGGTAGAGAGTGTAGATCATTCTGGACTGTGCCTGAGCACCACAAGCTAGTAGGCTGTGATGCCAGTGGCTTAGAGCTGCGTATGCTGGCACACTACATGCGTGATGAGAACTACACCAACGAGATACTTAGCGGTGACATCCACACAGCTAATATGAAGGCAGCAGGACTCACTGACCGCAACCAAGCCAAAACTTTCATCTATGCCTTCCTGTACGGTG